AGTGAATCTACTTCAATATTAGTTTGTGTTGATGAAGATAAAATACGTTTAGCACGTTCTGAAGCTGTTCTGATTCTTCTTAAAGCTTTTTTATTATCAGTTAAATCATGTTTATGTTTCTTTTTAAATTCATCCAATACATAATTAACAATTCTATTATCAATATCTTCACCACCTAAATGTGTATCACCTGCAGTAGCTTTAACTTCAAAAACTCCATCTTCCATAACTAATAATGAAACATCATGAGTACCCCCACCAAAATCAAAAATTAAAACATTTTTAGCTTTAGAAGTATCTTTGTCTAATCCATAAGCAATCGCAGCTGCTGTGGGTTCATTAATAATACGTAAAACATTTAAACCAGCAATAGTTCCGGCATCTTTAGTTGCTTGTCTTTGGGCATCATTAAAATATGCTGGAACAGTAATAACAGCATTTTTAACTTCACCACCTAAAAATTGTTCAGCAATATCTTTCATTTTAGTTAAAACCATAGCAGAGATTTCTTCAGGTGTAAATTCTTTATCTTCATTTTTATAATTAACTTTAATTTTTGGTTTATTATTAGAATTAATAACATTAAATGAAAAGTGTTTTAAATCATCTTGTAATTTAGAATCATTAAATTCACGTCCAATCATACGTTTTGCGTCATAAACAGTATTAGAAGGATTAATAGTAGCCGCATTTTTTGCGGCATCACCAATTAAACGTTCATTTTCAGTGAAACTTACATACGATGGTGTTGTTCTATTTGATTGATCGTTAGCAATAATTTCAACTTTACCATTTTCATATACTGCAACGCAACTATAAGTGGTACCTAAATCAATACCAATTGCATGATTTTTATTTGAAGACATTATATAATAATAGTAATAGAAACTTTAAATATATTTTCAATATAATATAATTTAAAAAAAAAATTTATTTAAATAAAAATTAATTTAAATAATTAATGAAAATAGTGGTATTTGGAAATAAAGGTTGGATAGGAACACAAATAGTAAAAATACTAGAAAAGGAAAATCATGAAATAATATATCCGGAAATAAGAGCAGAAAATTATAATGAACTAGAAAAATTTATAATAGAAACAAATCCAGATAGTGTTATATGTAGTATAGGAAGAACACATGGATTAGGTTATCCAACAATTGATTATTTAGAACAGCCAGGGAAACTAACAGAAAACATACATGATAATTTATATGCACCATTATTATTAGCACAAGTTACAAGTAAATATAATATACATTTAACTTATATTGGCACTGGTTGTATTTTTGATGGTAATGATAAAAATTTTAGTGAATTAGATACTCCTAATTTTTTCGGTTCATCATATTCAATAGTAAAAGGATATACAGATAATTTAATGAAATCATATAAAAATGTATTAAATGTGCGTATACGTATGCCAATAACATCAGAGAAAACACAAATAAGAAATTTTATAACAAAAATAACAACATATGATAAAGTATGTAGTATATCAAATTCAATGACAGTATTACCAGAATTATTACCAATATTAGTAGATATGATAATAAAAAACAATGTAGGAACAATAAATTTAACAAATCCAGGATCAATATCACATAATGAAATTTTGGAGATGTATAAAGAAATAGTAGATAATAATTTTACATGGAAAAATTTTACATTAGAAGAACAAAATAATTTATTATTATCAAAAAGATCAAATAATATTTTAGATACTTCAAAATTAGAAAAATTATATCCAAATGTTAAAAATATTAAAGATTCAATAAAAGATATATTAATTGAAATGAAGGAATTATCCTCCTCTTAAACGTAAAACTAAATGTAATGTGGATTCTTTTTGTATATTATAATCAGCAAGTGTTCTAGAATCTTCTAATTGTTTACCAGCAAATATTAATCTTTGTTGATCAGGTGGGATACCTTCTTTATCTTGTATTTTAGATTTAATCATATCGATAGTATCACAAGATTCAACTTCTAAAGAAATAGTTTTTCCGGTTAATGTTTTAACAAAAATCTGCATATTAAAATAAAATATATAATATTATTTTTTAAATTAATTATTTTAAGAAATAATATTATATATTGAATCAATTATAAATGTTTGATAGCTAAAATATTCATGAGTAGATTCATAAATATAATATTTAGAATATATATTTTGAGATTGATTAATATAATAATCATAACATTCAAAATAAATATGTATATCATACTTTAATAAATCAGGAACAAAATTAATTAAATTACAATCACATTTAACAGCTTCAATAACAAAATTAATATTATTAAAAAATTCTTTAGGAAAATAATAATATAAATTATTATAAATATCAGAAAAATACACAAACTTAATAATTTTAATAGAAAAATCAAAATTATATAATATTTTAATGGGTATTTTATATAAATAACAATATTTATTTTTAATTTTTTTATAATAATATGCTTCAACATTATTTTTATTATTTTTATTATTTAATTTAAACATTAAATAATTCCATTTCATATTTTTTTATTAATTAATTTATTAATATTATTATTAATAAATTAATTAATCAATTTTTTTTGTATATTAAATAATTATATTATCATATAAATTATTTTGAATTTTTAAACTATCAATAATTTTAGATTGTATTTCTAATTTTTTATTTTTTTGTATTAATTCTAATGTTATAATATTATTCTTATTTTTTTCTTCTTCTAAATCATGAATTAATTGTGCTTCATTATTTGAATATTTTAAATAAACATCAACTAATTGTTTTTTAACAATATTAGATGTTAAATAAGTTATTTTGTTATCTTTATCTTGAATAATATTTTTAAGTTTTAAATTTTCATCATTTAGAGATTGAATTTTATTTTTTAAATCAGTTTCTTTTTTAATTAATGGATTAACATTTTTTTCAAGAAAGCAGATTTTATTTTCATAAGTTTCAATTTTATTTTTTAAATTATTAATAGTTTTATTATGTTTTTTATTATTATCATTAAGTGTAGTGATTAATTCTTTCTTCAAGTCTTCATATTTTTTTAAAATATGATTATATTTACAATTAAATAAGTTTTCAATATTTAAAAATTTTAGATAAAGATCATTTAAATTAGTAAAATCATTTTTTAAGTTATTATAATTAAATATAATATTATCAGTTTGTATATTTATATTTTGATTATTAATTAATAGTTGATTATATTTATTTTGTAATTCAGAGTATTTATTATGAGATTTAAATAATTCTTGATGTATTAAGGTGTATTGTTCATGTAAATTCCTAGGAATATTATCACAAGGAACAATAATATATCGTGGATACATTAAATAATAATATATATATAATAAATTAATTTTTTATATGATTAATGATAAATACAATTTTCAGGATATGGATAAAAAATAGCACCCCATGAACGTTCAATATAATGTCCAACTTCAGGATTAGAATGAGTATCAATAAATTTAATAATATTTTTATAATAATTAATAGGATGTTGAGTAATATGATTTTTATGAACAGCAAACATGCTTAAATATGTTATAACAGTAATATTAATATTAGTATTAAATAAACTTTCATACCATTTACCAAAAGGTCTAATAGGTGATAATAATAATTTTTTTTCATTATTAAATATTTTATTATTAACATTAGATGTTTCCCATTCATTTAAAATAAAATAATATAAATTTTTATATACGCTATCAACATGTGGTCCAATAAAAACACTATTTTGAGTTTCACGACTTAAATTAATTAATAATGTACTATAATTAATTTTATGTGAATCAAGCCAACTACCAGGAATAAAAACAGTAACATCAGAAAGTTTAGAATAATTATTAATAATATGATATAAATAAGTATGATCACATTTACCAACATTAGGTAAATTAATAACAGTAACATTATTAGGTAATTTTTGATTAATAATTTTACCTTTATTATAACATGTTATTTTAAAGGTTTTAAATTCAGGATTAAAAAACCATTGTATATCTTCATTAAATCTAGCAACAACAATTTCAATATTATAGTTATAAGTATTATTAAAACAGTCAATTTTATTATTATTAAAATAAATAAAAATAAGGATAATAATAATAATCAAAACAATAATATAGTTCATTACAATAAAATACATAAAATATTAATAATTGTAATAATAATGTAAACATGATGAAGGATATGGATAAAAAATAGATCCCCAAGATCTTTCAATATAATGTCCAACTTCAGGGCTAGGATGATTATTAATATAATTAATAATATTTTGATAATATTCAATAGGATGTTGTACAACATGATTTTTATGAACAGAAAAAATTCCTAAAAATGTAACAATTTTAATAATATTATTAATATTAAATATTTTTTCATACCATTTACCATATGGCCGTAATTCAGATAATAATAATTTACTTTCTTTAAATAATGTTTTATTATTAAAATTGGTAGTTTTATGTTCATTAATTTGAAAATTATATAAATCTAGATATAAATTATTAACTTTTTGTCCAAAGAAAACAGTATTTTGTGTTTCAATAGTTTTATTAATAACTGTTAATGCATAATTATATTTATCATAATTAATAATATCAGTCCAACTACCTGGTAAAAAAATGGTAATATTTTTTAAATTATAATAATTAGAAATAATATGATATATATAAGTATGATCACATTTACCAACATTATCTAATTTATAAAATTTAATATTACTATTAAAGTTTTTATAATTTAATGACTTTCCTTTATTATAACATGTAATATGTTTAAATTTATTAAATGGTGGTTTATTAACCCAATCAATATTTTCATTATATCTAGCAATAACAATTTCAATATTATCAAATAATGAACTATCATAATTATTGATATTTTCAATAGTTTCTATATTATTTTTTTTAAAACTTAAAATAATAATAGTTATGATAATAATAAAAGTTAATATTTGAACTATATAATATTTATTAATCATTATTAATAGTAATATATTTTTTTAAAAAATTAACATTTCTAAAAAATAATGATCTATATTTATTAACCATTTCATCTGGTACACGATTTGTAATTATATTATCAAATGTATTACCTTTTAATAATTCTAAAATAAAATATATACTATAAACACCACATTCAGAATTTTCATATTGATGTTGTAAATTGTTATATCTAATATCAAAGTTATTTAAATATTTAGTATATTTTGAGTTAGTAATATTATTAAAGTTAATAGATTTATTAAATTTTTTTTTATACATATATTTAAATACTTTAGTTATAAATTTTTTAATTCTTGTTTTTGGTTTTTTACCAACTGAATCAATATAATAAATTTGATATTTTTGTAAATCAACATATAATCCAACCCAATGAGATCCAGATTTATAATGTTCATCTAAATTAATAACAAGTCCAATTTTTATTTTATTTTCTTTTTCTAATTTATCAAAATCAATATTACTAATACCTAAAACAGGTAAGTCTTCAAAATCATAAGGTACAGCACCTAAAAATAAAAAATCAGGATATAATGAATGATATTGTTCAATAACATCATTTATATTTAAAGTATTTAACCAATCATATTTTTTTTTTGGTCCTTCCGGTCTAAATGTATTATTATGTATTTCATCATTATCAATTTTTTTAACAAAATCTAACTTAAGCCAACATGTTTGTTCTGAACAAACATTAGATAATTTATTATTTAATTCGGTAACTAGTTCTTTTTTAGTTAATTTTTCATAGTTAATTTTTTTATTTTTAATATTACTATTATAATTTTGTGCTATTTCTTGTAAAGCTTCTAAAGAAAAACAGGATCCATCATTATATTTTTTACTAGGTGCGCATTTAGTATCCATAATATATATATAATATTATAAAAAAATTGATAAATAAATATATTAAATATTTATTTTAGAAATAAAATAAAAAAAATGTCAAAGTTTAAGATAATAGATGATATATATATATTAGGAAAGTCAGAATTTATATTAAATACTAATACAGAATGTATAATATGTAGAAATAATTTAAATGAAGAAAGTATATTTAGTACATCAATAGATTCAAATATAAAAAAAGGTATATGTGGTCATGTATTTCATAATGAATGTATACAGCCATGGTTAAAGTCATCAAAGAAATGTCCATTGTGTTTTAATAATTGGATTTAAATATTTATTATTTAATAAAATAATGAATAATAAATATTTATCGGAATATGAAATAGGATTAGATGAAGCTGGTCGTGGTCCATTATTAGGACGTGTTTATGCAGGAGCAGTAATATGGGATTCAAATATTAAAGAATGTAAATATATTAATGATTCAAAAAAATTATCAAAAAAAAAAAGATTAGAAAGTATAGAATGGATAAAAAAAAATACAATAGCATGGGGTATAGGATATGCAGAACCAGAAGAAATAGATAAAATAAATATATTAAATGCAACAAAATTAGCAATGGAAAGATCATTAGAAGATATGAAAAAAAATTTTAATTTAGATTTTACAAAATATAATATATTAATTATTGATGGTTTAGGGTGGGAAAATAAATTCAATAATTATAATGTAAAATCTATAATAAAAGGAGATAATAAATATTATTCAATAGCAGCAGCATCAATATTAGCAAAGGTATATCATGATGAACATATAATAGATTTATGTCAAAAAAATAATGAATTAGAATTAAAATATGATTTATTAAATAATATGGGTTATCCAACAAAAAAACATTTAACAGGTATACAAAATTATGGTATTACAATACATCATCGTAAAACATTCAAATCATGTATTTTGTATATTTAAAAACCTATTAATTTTTGTAATAATATTACTATTTTTAATTCCTTCACCAGATTCATATTTTTTTATAATATCAACAGTAATATTTAATTTAAGTGCAAGATCTTTTTGTGTTAATTTCAGTTGATTCCTAGCTTGTTGCATTTTTTTACCATAATTAAGAGAAACAGTTTTAGGAATAATTTCAGGATCTTGATTATCATCATTATAAATTTTAGTGGAACTAATCGGATTATTATTATTACATGATGAAGATTGTGAATTATTTTTTTTAATATTTTTTTTTAAAACAACAGGTACCCAATCTTGATAAATAGTATTCATTTATATAAGTAAATAATAAAATAATTTTTTAAATAATAAATTATAAATTAAACATTAATTTGCAGACACTATTATCAATAATTAAAAGATTATAAGATTTAGAAATAAATTTAAGAATAAGATTTTTTTTATTAGGATTGAGAACGCTATTAATATATTCATTAATAAATAATTTATTAATATGAACATAATAATATTTAGATTTAATTTCAGTTAAATTAATAGTTCCAGAAGGTTGTGTTAATTCAGGATATAAAGAAAATGAATAATAGTTAATACCTTGTAATAAACAATTATTTAAATATTTATAAGATAAAAAATAATTAAAATCAGAATAATTAATAATATTATCAAATAATAAATTATAACTATTAAATTCAATATTTTGTTTAATAATAATATCATTACTAAAATATTTTTTAATATCATATAATAAATTTAAATTTTCACCATTATTAATAACACCATCAATAAAAATTTCAGGTTGTATATACCAATATAATTCTTTACATGGTTTATTAAAATCAATTTCACAATTAAATAATATATTATTACTATTGTTATTATTATTATTAATATTAATATTAAAAATTTTTTCATCAATTGTTTCAATAATATATTCTAATTTAGAATTAGCAAATTTAATTCTTTCATTTTCATCAAAATAAATAAATTCTCCAATTAATTTAATATTAGGATTATTAATCATACTATAATAAATATTAAAATCAATATATTGATAATAAGAGTCAATATTTTGTTTAATATTAATATTTAACATATTAATATTATTCATTAAATGTATCCATTGATTTTGATTAATAATATATTCAATATCTTTATAATTATAATTAGAATTATAATTATAAATATTAATTAATTCATTTTTAGTATATTTAGTTCCAAAATTGTATAATAAATAATTAATATCATTATCATTAAGTAAGTTAAAATTTAATTTTAATAATTCAAAATTAATAAATAAACAATTATAAGAAATAAATTTATTATTAATATTTATTTTATAATTATTATAAAATAAATTGTTATTAATACTAATATAATCAATATAATCAACATCAATATTAATTAATTTATTAAACATAATTTCATAATTAGTAAATGATATTATTTTTTTTATATCATTAATTTTTGTTTTAATAGTAATTGTTTGATTTTGTAATGATATTAAAGGTAAAGAATTACCGGGATCTTTACAAAACCAGAAAATTAAAGGTAATAAAATTTTAGTAGACTCTTTATTATTATTATTAAACTCATATAATTTAGGATTATGACCAATCATATCATAATAATTATCAAGTTCATAATTTTGAATTTTATGTAATTGATTAATATGTAAATAGTCATTAGAATATTTTTCAATTTCATTAGCGCCTACTTCAAGACTAAAAGAATTAAAAAAATTGTGACCTAAAAATTTAGAATAATTAAATTTAATTTGATATTCGTTATTAAGATCATTAATTTTATTAAAAAATAGAGTTTTTTTATAATGAAAAAAATCTAAATAACTAATCATATTATTAAGTTTAAAATCTAATTGATTAATAATAATATTTCTAGATATATATACATTATTATCAAATATAATATCATTAGTAATTAATAAATTAATATTAATAATATATCCAGAAATATCAATTTTATCAAAAATATTATCTTGAATATTATTTTTGTATAAGTTTTTATTTTCTTTATTATAATAGTTAAATTGATATACTTCATCTTTTAAAATATTAATAGTAATATTTTCAGTATCTAAATATTGTTTCAATCTTCTGTATAATTTAATTTCAATATCAACAAAATTTTTTAAATTGTCATATAAATTAGTCCAATAATTATAACTATTAGTTAAATTATTAATGTTTAATTTTTTAGTATTAAAATATGTTTCATTTTGTATGTATTTATCTGAAAATATTAAATTAGGTAATTCTATTTCTAAATAACATCTATGTAATAAATCACCTTTATTATTTAAAATAAATGATATAGTACTATCATATAACGGTATTTGTTCAGGTAAAATTTCTTTTAATTCACATGAAAAATTTACATATTTTTTATATACTTTTTTAAAAAATGTTATCTCAGGATCTATTGTTAAATATATATCTTGTTTTCCTGATGTAATAATTTGTAATAAACCTCCTGTCATTTAGTTATTTATAATATTTTAGTTTTAAATATTTATTCCATTAATTTTTTTACTACTAAATGATAAACAGAGAAACCAGATAAAGTAGCTCCTAATGGTAATAAAGAAGTTTCATTAATAGGTACACCCATTGAATAATATGACATAATAGTACCCATTGATACTTTAATTAATATTCCAATTAAATCTTTATATTCTAAATCCATTGATGCAACAGCTGAATTTACAAATAAACTATAAACAACATAGCCTGCAATTATAGAACCATGTTCCATAAACCAAGTGGAACTGAAATTAGGTTTTACATTATTAATATATGAAACAAATATATTAGAAACAATGAAAACAGTTGACCATGTTATAATATCTGCAATAGCATTATTTATATTAATATTATTGGATTTAGTTAGTGATTTTGTTATTTTATCAGTAAAAAATCTATAAACAATAAAACCTAATATAATACCTAAAGAAGAATTAACCCATTCAGTTTGGAATAAAGGTTTATTTTTAACCATATGTAAAACAAAATCAGTAACGACAAAAACAGTTATTAATAATATAATATCATTTTTAACTTCTTGAATATCTTCTGAACTAATCATATAAATAATATTAGAAAAAAATAGTTTTTAAAAATTTATAAAATTTTTATATATTTATTTTATAGTGAGTTTATAAAAAATAAACTTATATTTATATTTAATAATATGAATTTTTTTTATAATAATTTATTTATTATTTTGATAATATTAGTGATAATTTATTTTATATATAAGGAATTTAAACATATATATAATAAAATTTATAATTTAGAATTATTAATACACAGTACACATAAATATAATAATATCATTGAATTTGATAATAATATGTCATTTAATAGTTTATTGTCTCAATTAATAAAAAAAGATTATTTAAATAATATTATATATAATAATAATAAATTTAATAATGATATTATTATAGTTGATGATAATTATTCAGAAAATGTATTAAATGAACAAAAATCGGAACCTTTAGAAATTTATTCTAATGATATTGAAATTAATAATGAAAAAGATAACAATGAAGAAAATAATAATAAAGAAAATAATAATGAAGAAAAAAATGAATCTACAATAAATTCAAGTCAAAAAATAATATATAATAAAAATGATTTAGAAAAAATGAAAATCAATGAATTAAAAATAATTGCAAAAGAATTAAATATAATAGATTATCAAAAAAAAAATAAAATAAAATTAATTCAAGAAATTTTAAATATAAAATAAAATATCTAATATAATTATAATGAATAATTATAATAATACATGTCCTGCGTATATGAATGATGGAAGATTTATGACTAAACATGTGAAAGAGTTAAACTTGGATCAATATATTAGAAATTTAAATAATTTAGAAGATATACATGATTATAAAAAATTCTTACAAATAAATACAAATAAAATATTAGAAAATGAAATAAAATATTATGAAAATCTGTACAAATGTGATGTTTGTAATAGTTGTAATTGTGCAATTTAATATATATAAATAAATAATATATAATATTTATTAATTATAATGGATAAAATTGATATAAACAAATTTGATATAACAAGATATGATAAACCATATATACCTAAAGTTGATAAAGATATTAAAAAAATTAAAGAACTATTTAATAAAATATCAAATTTAAATACTCATGATATATTAATATTTTCATCTACAAATAATTTATCATTAAATGTTTTGGATGAAAATGATAATACATTAATTCATGAAGTTGTATTATTAGAAGAAAAAGAAGAACATTTAAGATTAAATTTTATAAAATTTTTAGTTCAAAATGGTGTTAATCCAGATTATCCTAATAAAATAAATAAAACGCCTTTTCATGAAGCATGTAGATTACAGTTAAATAATATTATTGAATATTTAATTTCTTTAAAAATAAATGTGAATTATCAAGATGATAATGGATATACACCATTGCATTATTTACTTTTAGGAAACATTAAAATTAACAATATTACAAAGAAAAATTTTATTGAAGTAAAAAATCCCAATAATAATTCTGATAAAATATTTCTTATTAAAAAAAATTTATTTTATATAATAGAAAAATTAATGAATGAAAAGCAATTACCATTACTTGAAACACTAAAAAATACTATATATAATATGATAAATGAATATGATGATACTGAAATACAATCTGATATAAATAAATTTGTATTTAATTCTATTTATAAAGATATATCAATGTATAACAGTAAATTAGATTTTTTAAATGATATGTTAAATAAAAATAAACAAACCATCATTAATTACATAAAAGAAAAATTTAATCATTTTCATTCAATTAGTCCAGAGTTTTTGTCTATTCACATAATTGATAATCCAAAAATTTCATGGACAATTAATAAAAATTCAGAATTTGGACTAATTAAAAATCATAATTCTAAATATTGGATTAAAGAACAAATAAAAAATAGTGTTAATAAAATTATTGATCATAATAATAATTTTAAAATTATGAATTATAATTATCCAACATCTCCAGAAATATTGGCACGTATTTATAGTACTATATTTGAAAAAATAAACTTTAAATTTAATAATAAATATATTATATATTCCATATATAATAAAAATTTAAAATTTTGGTTATATGGTGGACAATTAATATTTGATTCTTCAAAAGATATTCCTGAACGTCGTAGAGCACATGAAATAAAAACACATATTCCCATAGTGGGTATTGTGCAAGAGATACTAGGTTTTAGTAATGTTAGTAATACATCATTTAAAAATGATAATACTGTATTAAATGATACCAGGCTTTTAAATTATGATGAAATAAGGCCAGCAACGTTTGATCGGAATGAGAATTCAGTTATATTTGATGATAATTTTGAACCAGATGCATTTTCATATAATTTTATAAAACATAATGACGCATTAGATAATGCATCAGATATAATTAATTTATCAAAGTCTTATTTTATGGGTGGTCCTAGAAAATATATAATACATTATACAGCAAATAAATTTAATTCAGATTTATCTTATAATGAATCAATGATATTAAATATGTTTAAAAATATTAAAAATTTTAATAATAATCATGCATCAATAATTTTATATTTATTATGTGTACCTATTGAAATAGAACAACTAAAAAATATAAATATGGAATATTTTATGTGGTATTTTTTAGATATTAATAATAAAAGATACAAAAATTATTTTAATAATAATAATAATAATTATGCAACTAATAATTTATTGGATATTACAAATAATAATAATATTATTGAATATATTTATAGTACTGAAAAATCAACAATAATTGATTTATTAAATAAAAATACATTAACTAATGTGCGCGATAATATTATTAATAAAAATAATTGGTTTATAGATAATAACAATATTTGTTATAATGATTATCCATATATTAATAATGATGAATATTATAAAAAGTTTTTAAATGTTGATAAATCAAGTGTACTACAAAGTAAAAAATATATTTTTTCAAAAACTAATCAAAATGAACTATTATTACATCATGTTATAGATTTTAATATTAATACTTTAAATCAAAATATATTTAAAGTATTAAATTATGAAATAACAACTAAAATGATAATATATATGATATTTAGTTATTATGCAATAATATCACCTGATATTATGTATAATATAAATAAAAATAAATTATTTGATATTATATTAGATAATGAAATTCATAAGAATGTTCATTATCAAAATTATAAATTTTATTATAACAATAACACAGATAATTTTGAAAATAAATGGGTGTTTAAAAATAATATAGAAAAAAATAACTTTGCTTTAAAATGGTATAATATTTATATTAATAATGTATTTAATAATAAATCATTATTAGGTATATGGATTTATAATATGTGGTGTGATCTTATGTGTAAATTTTCAAATAATAATTTAGAATGTTATTTGCCATATAGATTACTACTTTTAGTTTCTAGTTTATCTAATAACAGTAATTTAAATGTAAATAATTTTGATAAATATATTGTTAATATTTTTAAAATGCAATTAATTAAATATATTAATAATTTAGTTAGTAATGATTCAAGTAAATATAATTATATTTATATTTTATATATATTATTAGATGATACATTAACTATTGATAATTTTAATGAAATATTAAATAATATTTCTCTACATTTTAATAATTTTAAAAATAATATTTATAATAATGTAAATGTTAATATAAGATTAAAAAATATTGTTAATATTTTAATTCAATATACTTTTAATAATATTAATGATGAATATATAAATTATTTTAAAGAATATTTTATTGATAAAAAACAAACTCAAAAAAATATAATATTTAATATTATAATAGATTATTATAATAGTTTAGTTATTAAACCAAATAAACAATTTTTTACTGATTTTATATTTATTTTTTATAATAATTTAAATTATATAGATTTATTAGATTATAATTATTTTTTTAATAATAATAATAATAATATTAATGAAAATATAATAAATATTCCAAGTTATTTATTTTCTTATTATAATATAAATTTAGATAATAATAAAGATTATCAAAACAAATTTATAATTTCACAAATATTAGGATTAAATAATTTAGGGTTAGTAGAAGAAATTAAAATAAAACATAATAACTTAAATAATATATATAATAATAATAAAAATTATAAGTTATTTAATTATGAAACATTCCGAAATACATGTTATACTAAACTTCCTAATATTTATGAACCCTTTATTGATAATATTAATCTAAATAGTATAGCGTTTAATCCTTTTCAAAATAATTTACCAAATAATTTGATAAATGACTTGTACTTACCACAACCTCCACTAGTAGGTGTCGATCCACATGCAGTTATAAGAGCAGCACAAGCAGCAGCAGCAGCAGCACCAGCAGCAGCAGCAGCACCACCACCACTAAATTGGCGAAAATATAATACATTTAACAAACATATTAATAATGTTGGTCCTATAGTTCAACAACCAATAAAAATAAATACTAAAGAAAATAATTTTACTTTATTATTATCTAATAAATATAAAGATAATTTACATTTACAAATACCAAATCGGATATTTGATGTAGAAAATAATAATAATAATGAAAGTTTGAATTATCATTTATTTGATAATAAAAGTAAAAAATTGGTTAAAAATAACTTTCCATTACCATTAAATTATACTTTTAATGTTAAATTATTATATTATCCTTATTATTCATATGAACCACCTACTTTAGATGGAAAATTTAGAGAGCAAGTAGATAACTTAAATTTTGTTAATTTTTTTAATAATATTGAAAATGATCATGCATTAGTAAATATTGTTCCAAATATGATTAGAAGACCACCTTTACAAAATGGAAGTCCGTTAGATATTCAAGAATTACAACATCGTAGATATAAAAATGAACATATAGAGGTTATAAATTATGTTAATAACTTGAAAGACTTAAACAGTGACCAAATAACTGCTGTACCAGGAGGTGTAGGGCGAGAAAAACCATCAATATATTTTCAACCAGGTATACGTAAAATTCAAGGGGATTTTAATGCAGGACAAATAACAAATGGAAGACAATATAATGGTATAAATTTAAATAGAACAACTGTATTTGTAAACGATGATAAAAATAATATTAAATATTATGCAGAACAAGATAGACCTACTATTAAAAAAACATTTGATACAAGACAAAATGGATATTTTGATATTTATGATAAAAATAAAATAGGTTATGCATTACAAGACAGAGATACTAGATTTTTTGAAGGTTTAAATTATTTTAATTATGAGAGTTCAAATAATGAGTATTATGATTTTTATTATAATATAGAAACAGATGAAATAACAGGTGAAGCATCATATAAAGCACCATTATATATTTTATATATAAATAAGTTAGTATTTTTAATAAATCATTATCAAAATAAAATTAAAAGTAAATATATAAAATATATTGATACATTTAATAATATAATTGCGGGACATATAAAGGAATATCATAAATTATTTACAGAATATTATCCGGAAATAATAAAAATAAATAATTTATTAAATTATATTATAAATTTATATAATTTATCAAATGATGAAAATAAAATAATGAGTTTTGACGTAAACATTATTATAAGTGAATTAAATTATATTAATTCATTATTTTATTTATATTATTATATTTATTATCCAAATAAAAAATATAAATTATTAAAATTTAATTATGAACTTTTAAATAATAATATATTACAATATCATAATTTTTTCAGTGAAAATGTTGATTATGATAATTTTTATAATAATGAAAGTATTAATGGTAATAGTATGGGAATATCTAATATTATTTTAAGTAAAGATAAACATAAACTTAATAATTATTTAAATAAAAATGATATTATAATATCAAATAAATATAATATTTTAAATAATGGATTAAATATAGATAAATCAGATAAATTGCCGCCTGCATTAGATAATATTTTATCTGTATTTTATCAAAGAATATTAATAGAGTTAATAAAACAGATATTAGAATATATAAATAATAATTTGGATGATGAAAAAATAATATATATAAATAAAGAATTAACAGAAATAATAAAAGAAAAATTGATAAAATCAAATACATTAATAATAAAAAATTATTATATAGGATTATTAATTGAAGAGTTAATACAAGATTGTATAAATATATATATAAATAATGGATATACATATAAATATAATAAAAAAATAGATAAAAAAATATTAGATAAATTAGATTTAAAAATTCAAAATTTAACCATAAATTTAAATACAAACAATTCAAGTGATATATTATTAAATATAAATAATAATAATATAGTAAATATATATGATTTATCAGTAAACAATATAAATAATAACAATGAATTTATATTATTTTCAAATGATTTTGGAATTAATAAATCAACAGCATATTATACAATAAATATAAATAATGATATAATTGAATTATTAGTTTTAAATAAATGTAATCCTTTTATTATAAATAATAATAATATATATTGTATAAATAATATTTTAAAAATGTATTATTATGAACCATTAAAAAAATTTAAAGAGTTAAATATAATGTTTAACGATGATAATAATATTAATTATATAAAATTAGAAAATTTAAATAATTGTAATAAGATATTAAATAATATAAATCATACAACAAATATAAATAAAATATTTGATAATATTAGTAATAATTTATTTATAGCTATAAAAAAACAAATATTAAACAAAGTAGAAAACACAAATACTATTTTAATAAATTTACAAGAATCATTTTATTTATCTTCATATTTAATATTGCATTATTTATCTTTTAAATTATTAAAAACAACACCTGAATTTACAATAGATAATTTAAATGAAACATTAAATTTAATTAATATAAATTATATAAATTTATTTAATATATATTTATTTGATAATATAAATGAATATTATAATATAGAATACATAATAGCAGCATCATTATTAAAAAATTTAAATATAGAATTAGAAGAAATTAATAAAAAAATAAGTATATTAGAACAATATAATAGCCAAATACATTTAGAGAACTTAAAATATGATAATACATCAGAATTAAAAAATATAAAAATTAATTTAGAAAATAAAATAAAAAATTTAAGTAAAATAAAACAAAATAAATATTTAATACCATTTACAAAAAATCATATAAATGATGATATAATAACAAAATATAATTTAATAGATAATAATATTGTATTAATGAATAATTGGAATTCATTATTTGTACAACCACATAATAATAATTATAATTTAATTGTATTATTATTATTATTTAAACAAAAAGAGTTTTTTGAAGAAGTGAATATTGATATAAATAATATAAACACAATTAAAAATGGATTTAAACATTTATCAATTTTATGTGAAAACTTTTTTAATAATAAAAATACAGATTTATTAAATACAATATATAATATTTTATTATATATAACAAAATTAACAATTGGAGTAAACATAGAATATATTTTACGTAAATCATTATATATTTATTTTATTAACACAAATGAAAATGATAATATAGATAATATATATAAAAAAATTAATTATATATTAACAAATAAAATAAATAATATGGAAATATCATATTTAGACATGTTATATAATCATACATGTAAATCATTGGTAAAAAATGCAATAAAAAATTATGATGATTTAAATGAAGATTTAGATGCAAGAGAAATATTAAATTCATTTATAAAATTATTAGATTCAACACCATTAATAATAAATAATGATATAATAAATGAAATAAAAACTAAAATAGACAGTTATTTTACTCCAATAGCGTTTGACTTAATATCATATTGGAATATAAATATTGAAAATATTTTAAGATTTGTAATAAATAATTATAGATGTTTAGAAACATTTAATTTATTAGTAAATTAAAGTTGTTCAGTAATTTGTAATGTAAAACTGTGGTTCATATTTCTAAAATTAACATATGTACCATCAGGATATAAAAATTTTATTATTAATTGATTTAATATTTTAATAGGTAAATTTTTAGAATATAATTTAGATGATGTATTTTTAATAAATGTATTAAACAAAATATCACCTGGATTACCTTGTAATAATATTTTTGAAAATGATGAAGGTAAATTATTATTATATATATATTCAATATCATTTAAATACATTAAAAAATAATTATATTTACCTGTTAAATTAATAAATCCACTTGAATATGTAAGTTCATTTCCTATATAATCTAAATTAATTGAATTTATATATGGATCTTTATTTGATATTGTATAATTATATTCAGTAATAGAATATTTATCACCAACATTTTTAAAACCAATTACATCACCAATAGTATCTAATTTATTGAATAAAAAACTAACTTTAGTTTTATATTGAATATTAATATTTTCTCCACCACGTGTTTCTTGTCCTGTATTTTGAATAAATATTTCATCTTTCAAACCTAATATAACATCATATGTTTGATTATTTGTATCAATAGCATATATTTTAAATTCTTTATTAATATATGTTGCATTAATAATAAAAATATTACTACTTATATTAATTGTTGTATCGTTAGCATTAGTAATAATAATAGTATCATCAATTTGTAATAAATTATTAATATGTAAAACAGTTAATATATAATATAATTGATTATTAATTGTTAATAATCTAATAATTAAAGAATTAGGTAAATTAATTTTATTATATGCAGTAAATACAATAGTTTGAGTATTAATTTCAAATAATACATCAAATATATTATATTTTTTGATTAATTTATTATTATTAATTCTTTCAACATTATTTAGTTTATTTTTAATTTGATTAGACAATGTTAAAGATGTATAACTACCTTCATCAATAACAATACTATACACATATGGTCCATCTTCTAAATGTGTCCAATATAATTTATCATTAATATTTTTTTTTATAATTAAATCAATATATGGAAATTCAGTGCTAATCAGTTCAATTTGTGAAACATTATTAAATGATTTTTTTAAGTCTATGGTATAATTATTAGCATTTGGAAATCCATCTATTGTATTTAATATTTTCATAATTTGAACATGTTCACCACCACCTGAAATATCTATATAAGATTTATATTTTATTTTTATTTGCAATGTATTTTTATCTAATACATTATAAATTTCATGATAACTTTGATAATTATAATCATTAATTGGAAAATTAGCATTTAAATATCCTAATTTTATACCTCCTATATGCATATATGATATTTTAAAAACTTGTTTTAGTGATACAAATACTGCATTTTGATTATTATATAAATATGGTAACTCTATAAATAAATAATTTTGACTAACAATTGTTTTTGACAAATTCTCTAAATCTTGTAATGTATCTATTACTTGAAATAATTCTGATGTAAATATTTTATTAACTTCATCTTGTAATGATTGATCAGCTGCTGCTAATGGTACTTGACTAATAGGTATTTCATCAGATAAATAAATTTTTCTTAATCCTAAAATTGAATTCAATGGAATATTATTAATAATATTTTCTAATTTTTGATCTCCATATAATTCAAAGTTTATATATAATGATTCTGTATATTGTTTATAATTTAAATTTATATTATGATTTTTTAATATAATAATTAAATATTTAAAATTATTTAATAAATAACATGTATTACCTATTATTCTTGTATCACCTTCAACATTTTGCATTATTATTTTATCACCTATTTTTAAATTATGATCTGGATAATTAATTGTAACTATATTATCATCTTTTTTAAATTTTAATGGATTTAATGGTAATATATTATTATTAGATGTAAATATATGTTTTGGATATATATTTCTATTTAAACTATCTATATTTAATAATGTTATTTTTTCTTGCATTATTATAAATATATATATTAATATATATTTATAAAAAAAATTGATAAATATATATAAAAAGATATATTTTTTAATATTATAAAATGAATAATAAAAAGATGTCTGAAACTATTAACAGTGATGTTATTAAATATAATAAAGTTTCACAGAGAGAACATATATTAATCCGGTCTGATACCTATATTGGTAGTATTCAACCTATAACTGAAAATATGTGGATTTATAATAATAACATAATTACAAAAGAATTAATAACTTTTTGTCCTGGATTACTTAAAATATTTGATGAAATATTAGTAAATGCTGGTGATGCTTCAACTAATGATAATACATGTGATACAATTAAAGTAGAATATAATAAAGATGAAGGATTTATTAGTGTATTTAATAATGGTGATAATGGTATACCTGTTGAAGAACATCCAACATTTCAAATGTTAGTTCCAACAATGATATTTGGAGAATTATTAACAAGTTCTAATTATAATGATAATGAAGAACGTATAACTGGTGGTAGAAATGGTTATGGTGCAAAACTAGCAAATATTTTTTCAACAAAATTTATAGTAGAAATTGATGATTCAAAAAGGCAAAAAAGATATAAACAAACATGGTTAAATAACATGTTATCAGTAGAAAAACCAATAATAAGTAAATTGCCAGCGAAAACAAAAAGTTCAGTAAAAATTACATTTTATCCTGATTTTGAAAAATTGAATATTAAAGAATTGGATGATGATCATTTAAAATTGTTTCATAGAAGAACTATTGATATAGCCGGAACAAATAATAATAAATTAAAAGTATTTTTTAATAATGAAAAAATAACTTGTTCAAATTTTAAAAGTTATATTGAATTATATTATCCTTCTGAAAATAATGAAATTTATTTAGATAATTCAAATGAACGTTGGAATATTGGTGTAATTTATAAACCTAATAATGGTGGCGAAGTTATTAGTTTTGTTAATAGTATATTTACTTATAATGGCGGAACACATTGTAATCATGTTATTGATAATATTATTAAAATTCTTATTAATGATTATATTAAAAAAGATAAAGAAATTAAGAAAAAAGAACTTAAAATATCAAATAATATGTTAAAAGAAAATTTAATATTTTTTATTAATTCAACTATTATTAATCCTGCTTTTTCTAGCCAAACTAAAGATGTATTAACTACTAAAAGTGATAAATTTGGTTCAAAATATGAAATATCACAAGCATTTTTAAAAAAATTAGTTAAATGTGGTATTGTTAAACAAATTATTGACTCTACTAAACTTAAAGAAAATCCTACATTGAAAAAAACTGATGGAAAAAAACAAAATAAAATTTATGGTATACCTAAATTAGAAGATGCTAATAAAGCTGGTACAAAAGATTCTTCCAATTGTACTTTAATTTTAACTGAAGGTGATTCTGCTAAAGCTACTGCTATGGCTGGTTTAGGTGTTACTGGTAGAGATTTTTATGGTGTGTTTCCTCTAAAAGGAAAATTACTAAATGTAAGAGAAGCAACGCCATCTATTATATTAAATAATGATGAAATAACAAACTTAAAAACAATATTGGGATTAAAACAAGGTGAAGATTATAGTAATATAATAAAATTTAATAATTTACGTTATGGACATGTATTATTATTAACAGATCAAGATTCTGTAACAGGTGATACACCATTATTATTAAAATTAAATGATAACATAACAATAAAAAATATAGAAGATATAACAACACAATGGGTAAATTATAACAATAAAGAAATGTCTTCAACAAATTATTTAACTTGGACAGATCAAGGATGGGTTCAAATAAATAAAGTAATAAGACATTTAGTAACTAAAAAAATATATAAAATAATAACAGATAATGGTTGTGTAGATGTAACAGAAGATCATTCATTAATAAAAAGTAATTTAGAAGAAATAACACCCTCAAATTGTAAAATAAATGATGAGTTATTGCATCATGAATTTGTATTTAATAATACTGAAAATTATTTAGATTTTCAAATAAATGAAATATATGTAATGGGTATATTTTTAATTTGTGGTGAATGTGATATAAATATAAAATTATGGTATATTGAACATGAAAATTTAATTTTATTAAATAGAGTAAAAAATATTTTATATGATATTTATAATTTTAATATAGAAATTAATAATAATATTTTAACAATTATTAATCCATCAGAACAATTTATTAATAAATATTATATTCTTTTTTATAATAAAAATAAATATAAAATTATTCCTAATCAAATATTAAATAATAATTTTAAAATTAAAGAAAGTTTTATTAATGGTATAAATAATGTTTATAATTTTACTAATCATAGTTTTATTACTAGTATTAATAACTTGATAATTAATATTAAATTAAAAATTACTGCTCAATGTTTATATTACTTATATACAAATTTAAATTATTATGTTATTATTGATTATGATTTTAAAAATAATATTTATATCTTACATATTAGTCATACATTTATTTGTAAAAATCATAAAATTAAAAAAATTATAGATTTAGGTTATACCAATGTATATGTTTATGATCTTGAAACTGCAAATCATCATTTTCAAGCCGGTATTGGTCAAATGATTGTTCATAATACTGATGGATCTCATATTAAAGGCCTATTTATAAATTTTTTACATTCTTTATGGCCTTCATTAGTTAAATATGATGGTTTTGTTCAAAGTTTAAATACACCCATTATTAAAGCTTTTAAAAATAAAGATATACAAATATTTTATAATTTAACTGAATATGATAATTGGAAATCTAATACTAATACTAATAATTGGAAAATTAAATATTATAAAGGTTTAGGTACTTCAACTGCTGCTGAAGCTAAAGAATATTTTATTGATATTAATACCAAATTAATTACTTATTACTGGAATAATTCTAAATTACAAGTTGATCCTGATGATGATGCCATTACATTAGCATTTGATAAAAAAAGATCTGATGATAGAAAAAATTGGCTTATGAAATATGATAAAAATAATATTCTTAAATATGAAAAGAAAAAAATTCAATATTATGATTTTATACATAGTGATTTAATACATTTTTCTAATGATGATTTAATACGATCTATTCCTTCTGTTATTGATGGCCTTAAACCATCTCAACGTAAAATATTATATGGTGCATTTTTAAGAGGTTTAGATAAAGATGAAGTTAAAGTTGCACAATTAGCTGGATTTGTTTCTGATCGTGCTGCATATCATCATGGTGAAGCTTCATTAAATGGTGCAATTATTGGTATGGCACAAAATTTTGTTGGATCTAATAATATTAATATTTTAATGCCAAATGGTCAGTTTGGTACTAGATTACAAGGTGGTGATGATGCTGCATCACCAAGATATATATGGACAATGTTAGAAGAATTAACAACAATAATTTATAATCCATTAGATGAACCTATTTTAAATCATCAAACAGATGATGGTATACCTATTGAACCTGAATATTATATTCCAATAATTCCAATGATTTTAGTAAATGGTGCTGCTGGTATTGGTACTGGATTTTCTACTAAAATACCACCTTATAATCCATTGGATATTATTAATAATTTAAAATTATTAATTAAAAATAAACCATTAAATAAAATAGATCCATGGTGGCATGGGTTTAAAGGTAGTATTAATAAAATTGATGATACAAATTATGAAATTAATGGATGTTACGAAATTATAGATAATAGTAAAGTAGTTATTACTGAATTACCTGTGGGTGTATGGACAAGTAAGTATAAAGAATTTTTAGAAAAATTATTATCTGATGATGTTAAAAAAGATTCAAAAAAAAGTAAAAAAGAAAATTCATTCTTAGGATATAAAGATAATAATACTGATACTATTATACATTTTGAATTAACATTTGATAATAATTATTTAGTTGATAAAAATATTTATGATTTATTGCATTTATCTAAAAAATATTCTATTAATAATATGCATTTATATAGTTCTGATGGATCTATTAAAAAATATGATAACATTAATGAAATTATGGAAGATTATTATACTATTAGATTAAAATTATATCATGATAGAAAAAAATATCAATTAGAAATCTTAAAATATCAATTAGAATTAATATCTTATAAAGTTAAATTTATATTAATGGTAATTAATAAAGAAATTATTATTAATAATAAAAAAAAATTAGATATTGAAAATGAATTAATTACGCATGAATTTAAAAAAATGGGTAAATCTAAAAATGATATTAATAATTTATCTTTTGATTACTTATTATCTATGCCTATTTATAATTTAACTTTTGAAAAAATTGAAGATTTAAAGAAACAAGAAAAAGATAAACAAATTGAATATGACAATTTAAAAGATAAATCTGTACAAGATATATGGTTAGATGAACTTGATGTTTTAGAAGGTAAGTATATTATTTGGTTAGAAAAATATAATGAAAATAATAATATTAAAACTTCTAAACCTAAGAAAAAGAAATAATATCATTAAAAAATAAACTTACAAGTTTATTTTTAATATTTTCTGGTATAAATAATTCATTTCCTGTTCTTATAAAAAAATCATAATATTCAACTAGTTTTTTATTAAAATTTAATTTATTATCTTGACAAAATTGATTATAAAAATTAAAGTCTTTTATTTTCAAATTATTATATTTTTCTCTATATTTTTTATATTCATCTTGTGTTTTATATGATGTCAATTCTTCTATACCTATTAATGTTTTACCATAATCTACTGTATGTAATATATGATTCATTCCATATGACTCTAATTTAAAAAATAAATATGTATTATTATGATATTTAAATTTATAATATAATAATATTCTTTTTGTTACTTTATCTTTTTTTTGTTTAAAATTTTCTGGTGTATTATTATCACATAAATAATCAATATCATCTAATTCTAATTCTAATTTATTAATTTTATTAAATTTTAAACAATCGTCCGGTAATACATTATTATTTTTAAAAATTTCTTTATGTGTTATTGTATAATGTTTTTTTGGTTTTGTTATTGTATTTGCTATATTTGGTAAACATTCATTTGTACTTAAAATATAATATGTTAATAAATTAAATAAAATATTATTATTATCTTGAAATATTATTGATCCATAAATAAAACAAACATCATATTTTTTTAATATATTAAATATATATTGAATTAATAAAGTTTTCATTTTTTTATTATTTTTTTTTTCTTCTTCTATTTTTGTTAAATTATTATGTATTAACATTATATATTTTTTTTTATATTTTAAATATTTTTCTTTATACATTATAATAAAAATTGAAAAAATAACATTAAATATTATACAATATATATATAATATTTAATATGTCTAATTCCTGTGTTGTTTGTTCTGACTTGGATTGTTATAATAGAAAGGATACATCTATTCCTGATGATTTAATATTCACTCCTAATACTCATACTATTTACAATTGTCCTTATTTAAATTTAATATCAGATAAATCAGTCAAGTGTATTTTCTGTAATTTGTCAGATCATGAACATGCATGTGGTTTAAATAAAAGGCATTGGATAAAATATATTTAAAAAAAATTGAAATATTATTTTATTTATGTATAAATATAATAATATTTAATAAATGACTGATAAAAGTCCAACTATTATACATAATGCTATAAAAATTAGAGATTGGTGGATAATTGTTAGAAATAATAGCACATTTAATATTATTAATAATGTTTTAAAAAATGGTATAATATTAAATGATGCTAAAGAAATGGTATATAATGATTTACACAATTTTTTAAATAAAAAAATTGTTATTAATATTTATAAACAATTTATAAAAAGAATATATACACTAAGTAAAATATTACATACTACAGAACAAATAATTGATATACAAAATTTAAATATTAAAGTAATATTAAGTGCATATTTAATTATATGTTATAAAAATAAAGTTTTTAGAAATATTAGTACATTTGAAAATGAATTATATAAAAGTGCAATTATATTAATTAAAAATATTGAAAAACTATGTAATAGTTATATAATTTCTGGTTGTTATTATAAAATTAATAAAAAATTTACTGAAAATATAAATGTTCATATATTTAACTATATAGATAAATGGTATAAATGGAAAAAATATGATGAAGGTTTAATTGTTGATAAAATTAAACATGCATTATTACATTTATATCATTCATATCAATATTTACCATCGTTTCAAGATGATCCACTTATTGTTAAAGAATATGAAGATCAAATTACAAGACTAAGACTTCAACTAAAAAGAATATCTAGTGAATCTGTTTTACTTGAATTTGAAAAACAATATATTGCTAAATATATTAGTTTTAATATTAATGATTATCGTCATAATCATGATCATATTTTTAGTGATTTTTATGATTTTTATAATGATAATAATAATAATGATAATGAAGATTTAGAATTTAATAATTTATCAAATGAACGACTGGTACATGAAATGTTAATTAATCCAAATTTTAAAATTAATATATGTAAAAATAATATATGTTATATTGAATTAATGAATGATTTAAAACAGGTTCCGCAGGATTTTAATAAAGTATTAAATATATTAATTAAAATAAAAGAAAATATAGTTTCAATAATACCAAATAATGAAACAATAAATATAAATGATATTGAAACTTCAATAAATGAAAATAAATTTAGTATAACAAAATTAAAAGATATATTAAATGATATATTTTTAATTTTTAATTCAGAAATTACACATGAATGGGAAATGATTATGAAAAAAGTAACAAAATGTGATGTTAAAGAAGCTTTTGATTTTATTTTTTATATTATTTCAAGAGTTAAAACTACTCTTATAAATACAAGAATACATTTTCTAACACCGGTTTTAAAATATCATGGTTATGAGTATGAATCTAAACAATTCAAAGATAATTTAAATAAAGGTTTAATTACATTAACTAATACAACAATAATTATAAATACTATAATTGATAAAAATATTAATGAAAATTCAATATTTAAACTATTACTAATTAATAATAATTATAAAACTTGTAATATAGTTTATAATAATATTGTAATAAATACAATAATAAACTTTAATATTGACACATGTCCTGAAACTTTATTATTTGATGTATTAAGATTAAAAAAACTTCATTGCGAATTTAAATATATAGTAACATCAAGTATAATATTAACATATTTATTTCACTATTTTAGTTCAAATAATAAAAGTTATGATAAATTAAAAGTCATTGGTAATTATTTATTGAAGGAAAGAAATGATATTAAATATGAACAATTATTATCAAATATTAATGATTTAATAATTCAAGATAGTCAAATAGATATTAAAAATATTATATTAAATTGTAATGATGAAAATAATTCAATTTATAAATTATTTTCCAAAAAATTATCTGTGTATTATAATCAATTATTAGAAAATGAAATGTCTGAATATAATTATATTATATCTTATAAAATTTTTAATTCTAGAATTAAAGAAAGTGTAAATATTATTGATAAAATTGTAGAAATTAATAAAATTGTTCATATTGAAAATTATAATAATTTAATTCATGCAAAATTAAAATTAATCTAAAAAATTGAAATTTTTATTTATTGAATATCATATTATGTAATATTTAAAAATGAATTGTTTTACATTAATTAATAATTATAGAATTGTTAAAACAAGACTTGAAAACTGGATTAATAATTCTGTAATAAATCATGGTACATATTCATCTTTATTTAGTTTTAATTACAGTGATTTTTGTAAAACTATAGAATATTGGAATATTATTTCTGATAATGATGATTATATTAATATAATTTATTATGGATTAAAATGTAATATATATACAATAATATGTGCATATTATTATACATTTGATATTTGTAATACTGAATCTTCTATAGAACATGAAAGTATAATTAAAAGTCTTGTTATAACTGAAATATCTAATTATATATGCAATCGTTTAGATTCATATAATAATGAAATTAATATGAATGATGATATAGATACATATATAATATATAATAATGATAGTGATATAGTTGGAGATAAATATACAACTTTAGTAAACAAGTGTGAAAGAAGTATATATGAGTTAAACCATATAAATGAAAATATATTTGATACACTAGCACAATCAACAGAAGTATTTTTTAAAGAGTTTACAAATGATCAGGCGAATATTATTTCTTATTATAATAAACAATACATTGATTCTTTAAAAATTGCATATAATATTTATATTTCACATCTTGAATATAATGATGAAAATATTAAAATATTATTAATAAAAATATCAAATAATTTTATAGAAGCATTGTGTTATTATTTTGAAGATCTATGTGATTATGCTTTAGAAAATCATTCTGATGATGAATAAATAATGTCCAAGTATTATAAATTTCATTATCTTTCATAATACCTGTACGATTTTTATATAGATTTTTTTGAACATTGAACCATTTTTTTAATTTTTTATTATCAATAGGTTGTTTTACATTATATTTTTCAATTAATAATTTAAAATTATCATACCATTTTTCTTTATTAGATTTTAAAAATTGTTTATATTGTTCACTAAATATGGTCCATTTATTATATATATCAATATTTTTCATAATATTTTCTTTATTTTTATAATTTTATTTTTGAAGATTTGTCCAATAAAGAAGTAATTTATTATTTTTTTTATCTGGTAATTTATTATTTTCATCAATATATTTAATTAATAATTCTAATTTAGTGTTCCACATTTTTAGTAAAATATTTTTTTTAACATATTCTTTATAATAGGTATCAATAAACGATGTCCATTTATTATATACTTGTTTATTTTTCATAATATTATTTTTTTTTTTATAAAATTGATTTTGATCATTTAACCAAACACCAATTATTTTTTCTTGATTATTACTAGATATAGTTGAAGGTAACATTTGATTTTCATTAATAAAATTAATTAGTAAAAAGAATTTATGATACCATTTATTTTCATTTAAAACAGAATTATTAGTCCATATTCCTGAAAATAATAAAAATGTATTATTATAATCAAATATTTTAATATATCCATTTTTTTTTCCTTTTTTAAAGTTCCCAAAAAATATAATATTTCCTTGTTTATATGTTCCATTACCATGAAATAAATTATTTAAACAGTAACCATAATATCTATTACTATTATTATATTTAATAACACAATATCCATTTAATTTTTTGGTTTTACTTTTATACATAAATTTATTAGTTGTACATTTATAATAATTGTTTGTTTTTATAACTTTCATTATTTAATAATATAAATATAATTATAAAATTTAAATAAATTATTTTCAATTTTTTTAATATAAACAAAATTAAAAAAATTGATTTATTATTTATTTAAATATTAATAAGTATAAGACATTTAAATAATGGTA